AGAACGTCCTTTCAGACACCGACTACACCAAAGGCTGGGACAACCGGTTCGGGGTAGCTGTTGTCGTGGGGAAAGTGACGAAGATCGAATGCAGCGATAAAGGCGCAAACGTGCGCGTGATCTTTCCCGACAGGACCGATCACAACGGGCAACCGCTGATCTCACGGCCAATCCCGATCCTGCAAATTGCCAGCCTGGCCAAGCGCAGTTTTGCCGTGCCGCGGCTCAACGACAACGTGGTGTGCGTCAAGCTGCCCAACGGGACGAGCAATTACCTGGTGGTCGGCTCCTACTACACCAGCAAGGATCCGCCGCCTGTGACCGATCCAAAGCTGGATTACACCGAGTGGGAAGGCGGTCACATCGAGAAGCGTGACGCCAATGACGGCGCGGACGTGTTCCTGACGCAAGATTTCAAGGGCGGCTGGAATTGCACGGTCAAAAAAGACATCAACATCAAGACGACAAACGGCGCGAAAACGTCTATCGAGAGTGACGGTGACGTTCTGATTAAATCGGCCAGCGGCAACATCAACGTGGAGAGTCCCACTGGCACGGTGACGATCAAACAGGACACCATCGATCTACAGGCGACGAACATCAAACTGACTGGGATCGTCACGATAGAAGGCGCGATGAACCAGAACGGGATCCACCACGACAGCAACGGATTTCACACCACTGGTACCCGCGAACTGGAGGAACGGATCAAAGCGCTCGAGGCAAAAGTAGCCTCGCTGGAAAGCGTTATCCTGAAAACAGGACAACGGGAGATCACCCATGGTTGAAGGCATTTTCGGAGCGATCATTTTCGGCCGTGCGCGTGGGCGGATCCACACGTTTGAAGAAGTGGAGCGCAAATACACCGGGCGCTACGCAACGCACATGGTTCACTTGCGCAAGCCGCTGTTGGAGTGGGCTGGGAACGACCTTCTGGAGATCACCATGAAGATCGGTCTCAACGCAAGCTGGTGCGGTAACCCGCTGCCGATCCTCGCTGAATGGCACTTGTTTCATGAGAACGGGCTGGCGGCACCGCTGGTCATCGGCGGCAAACCGATGGGGCCCGGGCTTTCTCTGTTCGTCATCACCGAGCTGCAGGAGACGCACAGACACTGGTTGCCTGGTGGTCAGGTTATCGCGGTCGAGTTGCAGGCCACGTTCAAGGAGTACATACCGTTCACGGAAGGCTTGCTGTCGCAATTCGGTGTGCCTGGATTCATTCAAGGATTCATCGGAAGTGGAGCGATCTAATGCCAATCACCACTGGAACGCCACCACTGACTCCGATCCCAGTTGTCCGAAACCGGACTTTTCCTGGCTACGGGCAGACGAGCGATCTGGGTAGCAACTGGCGGATCAAATTCTACGATGCGGACGGCTTGCCGCTGTCGATGGTCAGCTTCGAAGTAATCGACTTCGGCGCGATTGCTTACAAGGAGATCTTCCAGAACGTCAAAACGATTCTGGCCACGCCACAGTGGAGCGCGGCACTGGAACGCCTGCTAGGTGTCGATCAATCGATTGTGGATCTCCCAATTGGCCAAGCGGCCGACGCCACGATTGCTATCCTCGATGCGCTCTACTTCTGGGAGCCGCGTGTTGAAGTGGTGGACATCCAGTTCAGCAGTGACGTCATTAGCGGGCATCTGGTCTGCGATCTGCAGTTGCGCATCCGGAACGTCATCTTCGGCACGGACACGCCCTATGCGGTGAACAACGCTTTCGAGACGCCAACCAAAGTCGATCAGGGCTTACCGCTTCCACCGATCACTCCGCCCTCACCTGGCGACGGTACCGGCGTTCCTGGACCGCCCGGCGAAACGGGGCCACCAGGTCCATCAGGACCGCAAGGTCAACAGGGCGACCGCGGCAGTCTCTGGTTCAACGGGCCGAACGATCCGATTGCCAACATGAGCGGCGTGAAGTCGCAGGACATGTATTTGAACACGACAACAGCCGCGATCTTCGCGTTCGACGGCACAACATGGAGGAAGGTCTTCAATGGCGTGGAATCCAAAGGGTAATATCAAAGGGCCGAAGGGCGATACCGGATCCCAAGGACCGACAGGTCCAGCGGGGCCGCAAGGTCAACAGGGCACGACTGGACCACAAGGGCCGACAGGCGCGCAAGGTCCGCAGGGACCGACTGGTGCCACAGGTCCGCAGGGTCAACGCGGCAGTGACTGGATCGTCCAACAATCCACCCGCACCAACAGGCTCAGAATTGACTGGCGATATCTGGCTTAATTCGGTGACAGGCGACATCTTCCAGTTTGTCGGCAGCGGGACTCGCGGCTGGGAACAAATCATGGGAGGCGCGTAATCATGGCGTGGAATCCGAAAGGCAACATCAAAGGGCCGAAAGGCGACACGGGCAGCACGGGGGCTACAGGCGCGCAGGGACCACCAGGATCGACCGGAGCGACCGGACCGAAGGGCGACAAGGGCGATACCGGTTCAACGGGCGCTACGGGCGCTGTAGGACCGCAGGGACCCATTGGAGCAACGGGTCCGCAGGGTATTCAAGGGCCACAGGGAACGACAGGCGCCACAGGGCCGCAAGGAGCAAACGGCGCACCAGGCGAAGGCTGGTCAACAGGCTTGGGAGCGCCGACACCGGTAATTGGCAATGTTGGCGACTGGTACATCGACAACGGCACAGGCGACTTCTACGAGAAAACTGGTTCCTCGACGTGGACGAAGCGCGGAAACCTGAAAGGGCCGACTGGTCCACAGGGAACACAAGGCGCTGTAGGACCGCAAGGGCCACAGGGTCCAGCTGGCACGTTCCCAAGCTACGCGGGTCTGCAAACGGGAGTAGTCAGCGGCGTTTCAACAGCGTCCACCGTTGGCGTCATGGCGGGCCTTGCTGTCGCTGGTGCGCTCAATTCGGTCATTACTCCGATCACATCGGGCAAAGTGATCGTCACGCTTACCGGAGCGGTGTTCAACAATACCGCTGCTGGGTTGGTCAACCTGGTGCAGATCCGGTTCGGCACAGGATCACCGCCAGCCAATGGCGCGGCGGCAACTGGCACAGCGATCGGCGGCATCGCATCCCGAGGCGCGGCTACGACTACGACCGGATTCGTGCCGTTAAGCCTGACAGCGCTTCTCACAGGGCTTGCAATCGGCGTGCCTGTCTGGCTCGACGTGATATTCTCGGCCGCTGGCGGTGGATCGGTCATCCTTCAGAACGTGGCATTTACCGCGGTCGAAACTCCATGAAAGACGAAGGATGGAAAACCTTTCTCAACTGGGGCGCGGTCATCATGTTCTTCGGCATGCCGCTACTGGTGATGATAATCCAGCTTTGCGCCCTCAGTTTTCCAAGGTGGCTATCTCAGGAACTACCGCAGACGGAGTTCAAATACCTGTACGAATTTCAACGGGCACTGGCCGTTCTGGTGTTCGGATTGGCTGGACTGCGAACGTGGGAAGTGACACATAACGGGAAGAACGGAAAACACCAACAGAAGGAGACTAAGCAATGAAAATCGCAATCAGTAGCGGGCACGGCAAATACATTAGGGGCGCTGAAGGCTACCTCGATGAAGTGGATGAGGCGCGGCGGGTAGTGAACGAAGTGGCGGAGCGCTTGAAGCTTGGCGGGCACGGCGTTTACGTCTTTCACGACGACGAAAGCCACAGCCAGAGCGAGAACCTTGACCGGATCGTGGACTGGCACAATTCGAAGTCGCGTGATCTCGATGTAAGCGTCCACTTCAACGCCTATGAGACGACCAGTGAGCCCATGGGTGTCGAAGTTCTGTACGTTTCCAAGTCGGAACTGGCCAGTGACGTTTCCGAAGCGATCAGCGCGGCCGCAGGGTTTAAGAATCGGGGACCGAAAAAGCGCACGGATCTCGCTTTCCTCAACGGGACAGATGAGCCGGCGATCCTCATCGAGACTTGTTTCGTGGATTCGCGGGCTGACGCGGATCTTTACGACCAGCACTTCCTGAATATTTGCGCGGCGATCACAGCCTCGCTTACCGGATCCGCGGCCGCGTTGCCGCCGCCAGTGACCGAACCCGATCCACCGACACCAGGCGACGTGTCCGTCCCAGTCCTTACCATTACGGTCGATCCACCCAACAGCGTCAAAATCGTCATCAAATAGCCATGGCCACAAAAGCAATCGTGCCGCCCTCGATCACTGACAGCCCGTTCGCCACGACACCGCCACCGCAGGCGCCAGTTTACGGGCTGCCGTTCGTTCCGGACATCGACTTCGCCGACAAAGATCCGGCCGACATCGTTCAGGAAGTGATCCTGGACTATCAGGCGGCGTTCCTCGCGCTGACTGGCATTGCTAAAACGCTCGGGCCAGGTGATCCGGTGCGGTTGCACCTTCTGGTGGTATGCCACTGGCTAAGTCATCAGCGCGTGTTGATCGACTTCACTGGCAAACAAAACCTGCTTAAGTACGCCAAGGGCGACTATCTGGACAATCTCGCTGCCCTCTACGGCAACAGGACGCTCCGGTTACAGGCGGCACCGGCGCTCACCACGTTGCGCTTCACTCTGGCGGCACAGCTGGCGTTCGACGCGGTTATTCCCAAAGGGACACTCTGCCAGGCACCGAATTCAGTGGTGTTCCAGACGTTGAGCGACGGTGTCATCCCGAGTTCGACTGATACTGTGGACGTGCCCGCAGAAGCGCTCGTTGCTGGCGTAGTGGGCAACGGATTTGCGCCCGGTCAAATCGCTTCGATCATCAACTGGAATCAGCCTTACGGCGTGTTTGTGACGAATACCATCGTCAGTGCTGGCGGCTCCGACGAGGAAACAGACGACCAGTTCCGGTACCGCGTGTGGTTGGCCATTGAAAGCTTCTCGACGTGCGGCCCGCGTGATGCCTATGAGTTCTGGGCGTTGTCGGCGCATCCGGACATCATTCAAGTCGTGGTTTACAGCGCGCCGGATATCGCGGGAGAAGTTCATCTCTACCCGCTTTTGCGAAACGGATCCAATCCGCCGTACGACCTGCCGACACAACCGATCCTCGACGCGGTTCTGGCGATCTGCAGCGCGGACACGCACCGGCCAGTGACAGACTACGTGTTCACGCATGCGCCCACAGTGTTCATTTACACGTTGAACATGGATTACTACGTTGAACAGGACAACGAAGTACTCCTGGACACGATCAGAGCCAACGTCGAACAAGCGGCCGCGGACTGGATCCTGTGGCAACGCAGCTACGTGTCGCGGGATCTCAACGTTGACGAACTGGCCAAGCGCTGCCTGCAAGCTGGGGCCAAGCGCATCGTGGTCAATTTGCCGACACCAGCCTTTCAGGTGATGAACTACAACCAGCTGGCGTGTCACGACGACAACGTGGTTCCGATTGTCAATTTTGCTGGTCTGGAAGAGGCATGATTCTAACTCATAACCCAACAAAACGAGAACGGCGCGGGCGACTGCCAAGCGAGAAGGAAAGCCTCGCGGCATCCCGCGCCACACTCGTTGTCCTGAATACAGGATAACGCTCCATGAGTA